AAATTGCAAGCAGTGTATTAACTTTGCCTAGATGGTTAGTGGAGTTTTTGCAAGGCAAAGCGCCTAGTGCGCAATTTCCAAAAGCCAACGCAACTCCTGCGGCAGGCAGAGTTGAGTTCAGGGAAAGAGAACGCCAAAAAGCATTAGAGGCTCAAACAAAAGGATTTCAACTATCTGAAGAAGCGCAAAAAAAGTTAATTGAAACACAAGAAGAATTAAAGCGCAACACAACTGCATTAACTGAAGTCAATATAGATTACGCAAAGTTTGTTGCTGGAACAAGTCCACAATCTATTGAGGGTGCCACAACTTTAGCCACAAGCGCTTTGGCTTCAATACAAAAACTTATGACAGGTCAACCTAAAATTAACAAAGAACTTGTTACCTCATTCAAGGATCTTGCAACAGTTGTTCAAGCAAACTTTACATTTGCGCTAAATCAAGCACAATCAAAACTAGAACAAGCGACACAAAAATACAACGATTTTAAGGACAGCATTAAATCATCTATCACAGGTGTTGTTAGTTTTACAACTATTGAAGAGGGTTCAACATTTTTAGATTCCTTAACTAAACAATCAAAACAAGCAGAAGAATTTGGTGGAAGAATCCAAAAACTTTTGACTATGGGATTGAATCAAACTGCTATCAGTAATATTGCTGAGGCAGGTTTTGAAGTTGGAACCACTATTGCAGATGAAATTATTGCTGGTGGCTCAACAATTGTTCAACAAGTCAACACCCTGACCGCAAGCGTGGAATCTGTTGCCGAGTCTGTTTCAACAAGTTTGGCTGACTCTTTTTACAGCGCAGGCGTTAATGCCGCACAAAATCTTGTCGATGCCATTATTCAACAACTTAATGCGTCTGCTGCAATAATCGCTAAAGCAATTGCAGATGCAACTAAGGGTGGTTCAACTAGTGGTGGGTTTGGAGATGGAACAACCACAACGGGTACAGGTTCATCTAAAACTGTAACTGTAAAATCTGGAGACACTTTAGCAAAAATTGCCGCAGCAAATAATGTTTCACTTCAATCTATTTTAGACGCAAACAAAAAATTTACTTCTGACCCTAAATATAAAGGTGGTTCAACAATATTTAGTGGAACTACTGTCAAGATTCCTGGAAGAGCAAATGGTGGTCCAGTAACATCAGGTTCTGCTTTTGTTGTTGGAGAGCGTGGACCAGAATTGTTTATGCCGAACACAGGTGGCAAAATAATTCCAAATAATCAAACAAAAACTGGTTCTGTAAACAATTTCAACATAACTGTTAATGCAGGGATCGGAACTAATCCGACTCAAGTTGGTAAAGAAATTGTTGACGCTATTAAAAAGTTTGAGAAAACTTCTGGTCCAGTCTTTGCGAGCGCCTAATGTCTTTGCCAGCAACAACTGTTGAAATAGGTTTTGATTTATCTGCTCTTGGTGGACCATTTTTTATTCTTGATGATCCTGTTCAAGGTGTTTTAGACAATACTGAATACACTTTGGGTGGAACTTTGTTTTATGATGTTTCTGAATTTGTTCGTAGTGTTTCAGTCAATCGTGGCAAATCTCGTCAATTAGATCGATTTACTGCTGGTGGCGCATCAGTTGAATTTAATAACAACAATCGTGCTTTTGATCCTGAGAACACAGCAAGCCCTTTCTTTGGTCAAATTATTCCTAAAAGAACAATCAAAGTTGAAACAGGTGGTTCAGCAGTTTTCTATGGTGTTGTTGATGACTGGAATCTAAACTACGACATTTCAGGTTTGTCTGTCACAAATGCTGATTGTGTAGATGGTTTCACACTTTTATCACAAAGAGCATTATCGGCTCATACAGCAACAGTTCAATTATCTGGAGCCAGAGTCAACGCTGTGTTAGATCGCGCAGAAGTTAATTGGCCAGCATCTTTAAGGGATATTGATAGTGGGGCAACAACTTTACAAGCAGATGTTGTAGAAGATGGCACAAATGTTTATGAGTATTTACAACTTGTTTCTGATTCTGAACCTGGGGCTTTTTTTATGGGAGCAGATGGGTTCATTAATTACAGAGACAGAACTGTTGCACCTGTTGGTAGTGGGGTAGTTGTTTTCTCTGATGACGGATCGGGTGTGCCTTTTTCTAATGTACAAATTGTTTATGGTTCTGAACTTTTGTACAACTATATACAAATTGAAAGAAATAATGGTGGGACAGCAATTGTTTCTGATTCTGACTCTATAAACTCTTATGGTCAACAGGCTTTAATTAAATCTAATCTTTTAATGAATACGGATTCTGATGCTTTAGAGTTGGCAAACTATTTGCTTGGTCAATACTCTGAGCCTGAATATCGCTTTGAAACCCTTACTGTGCAACTTGAAGCCCTGTCTAGTATTCAGCAAAACTCTGTTCTTGGTTTAGAGATAGGTGACGTTGCGCAAATAAAGTTCACCCCAAATAATGTTGGTTCGCAGATAGACAAATATGCTTCTATCATTAGAATTGACCATGACATAAGATCCGACTCACACAGCATTACCTTTGGTTTTGAGACTTTGGATTATGCTAGCCTTGTGCTAGATGATCTTGAGTTTGGTATTCTTGATACAAACAGGTTAGGTTTTTAGGAGAAATTAATGGGTTCAGGTTACAGAACATTTACTGCTGGTGAGGTTTTGACGGCAAGTAATGTCCAGAATTATTTACAAGATCAAGTTGTAATGACCTTTGGAGGTTCTGCCGCAAGATCTTCTGCTATCGGTACAGCAAACTTTGAAGAGGGCATGATTTCTTATCTAACTGATACAGATAAAGTTGAAGCCTACAATGGTACAAATTGGGTTCAAGTTGGTGCATCTACTCAAGGGCTGACTCTGATTAATACAACTAGTTTTAGTGGAGTAACAAGTCAATCTTTTAATAGTTTATTTAATGCTAATTATGATAATTACAAAGTTGTGATAAATTTAGAAACTGTTGGTACATATAATTCTATAACTGCTCGATTGAGAAGTTCAGGTACTGACGCTTCTGGTTCAAATTATAGTTATTATGGAATGTATGTTGATTCAAGTAGTGGACCTACTAGAGATGTATCAGTAAATAATACAAGTTTTAGTGTTGCCGATGCTAATAGTGGTGGTGGTTTTGCAATAATTGATATAGCAAATCCTTTTTTAGCAAAACGAACTTTTTACAACAGCACAAGGAATAATGCTACTTCTGCTAATACGGGTTTTCAATTCTTTTTATTGGGTGGTTGTCATAGTCTTACAAATTCATATGACGGAATTACTTTTTTGTTTGCTTCAGCACAATCAGGAACTATTAGAGTATATGGATACAACAACTAATGGCTAAAACAAAAGAAGAACAAATACTTGTTGGTATTGACGACCAAGTTATTGAACTAACTGGCGCAGATAAAGAAGCCTTTTTAGAGCAACGCGCTAAAGACCAAGCCGAACGAGCATTACTTGAAGCCGAGCAGGTAGCAAAACAAGAAGCACGCGCCTCTGCTATTACAAAACTTGCTGAGATCGCTGGACTAACAGAAGAAGAAATCAACTCCATTTTGTAATATATAGTCTTTGCTAACAACCCTGCGCTTGATCAGCAGGAGTTAGTATGCAAACAAAAATAATTACAGCAACATTAACCTGTGTTTTTTTAGCAACACCAGCAATCGCATTTACAGAACCATACCCAGGAAGTTATCGTGAAACACGCGACATAACTTGTCCTGCACAATACCCAATCAAAACAGGTGAAGGTGTAATGGGTGGTGGGTACATAACAACTTGTTGGACATCTCAGGCTTGGTCATTACAGATGGCTGGTGGTGATGATTGGACTGCGTGGCTCAACGGCACATACACTCCAGCGCCAACCCCAACTCCGACTGTGACGATTACAGCGACCCCTGCTCCTGTGGTTGTAGAAAAAGTTGTTTCAGGTGGCACACAAATTGTTGTACAAGAAGTTGTACAAACACCCGATCTTTCAACCAAGAAAAAAATACAAGCACATATCAAGAAATTAAAGAAAGAAATCAAAGCATTAGAGAAAAAACTAAAAACTAGATGACCCAAACACCTTTACATTCGATTGATGAAATTTTAAGTGCATATCAAAAGCGCTTTATTGTTTTAGGACACAAAAAGCAACTATGGTTAACAGATAAACATTTAATCAATCGTTTGAATAGGTTTGCTCATCCAGAGTTTGCAACCACAGAAAACCTTGAAGAAGCAGTCATGATGTCACCTGCGCAATCAACACGCAAAGCAAACATAAATAGATACAAAATGATTTATCGACATTTAATTTATTTGAAACTAATTCCTGAAAGAGAATCACCAGCAGAAAAATTACCTAAATTGCGCAAACCTAAATCAAGTCCAAGACCATTTACGCATAATGAGGTTGCTTTAATTATGAAAGAAGCAAAAGAACCACAAAAACATTGGTTTATTCTTTCTTGTTTTGCTGGATTGCGTGCCGCAGAAATTAGTTTAGTCAAGGGCGCTGATCTTGAAGAAATGCAAGATGGTTACATGATTAGGATTCCTGCTGGCAAAGGTGGCACAGATTTGTCATTACCAGCACACCCAGTTGTTGTACAAATGATTCAGTCGTACAACACTCTGGGTAGGCTTTGGCCAACTCTAAAATCACACACATTGTCCACCTATGCTTGTAAAGAGTTAAGAAGATTGGGCATTAACAAAAAGTTGCATTCAGGTAGACACTATTTTGCCACTAATGCTTATTCTGTTTCAGGTGGAGATCTTTTGGCTGTATCTAAATTAATGAGACACGCATCACCAGCGACTACAGCAATTTATGCAGAGTTGGCTTCCCCTGTGGCAAAACAAGTTATTAACGCCATGCAAACTCCTGGTATAGAATAAGAACAAAGCAAAGGACAATTATGAATATGAAAATCATGAAAGATGTAATTTTAAGATCATTAGCATTATTTTTAGTTACAGCATTACCCGCAATTGGCGCAGGATCTTTTATTGGTGTTGAGCCATTAAATTCTGCTGTTATCGCTGGAGCACTTGCTGTTTCAAGAATCATTACAGATTTAGCAAAAGCCTTTCTTGATGATGGCAAACTTACCCAAGAAGAAGTTGATGCAATATTTAAGAAAGCCAACAAAAAAGAAGAAACCAAATAAATGGGTTCACCAATTCTAAATGGAAAAATCACAACACCATATAAGAAAAAAGGCAAGATGTGGTCAAAGGGTTACCATACTGGAGTTGATTATGCTGTCAAATCGGGTACAGAGATTATGGCTGTTGCAGATGGAAAAATTGAATCTGCTAATTGGGGCAAAAGTTACGGGATTCAGGCAGTACAAAAAGTTGAGGGTGGTTGGGTTATTTATGCTCATTTATCAAAACTTGATGTTAAATCTGGTGACCAAGTTGTCAAGGGTCAAAAGATAGGTTTGTCTGGTAACACAGGCAATTCATCTGGTCCACATTTACATTTTGAAATGCGTGACAACATCAGATGGTCTGCCGGCAATGATGTCGATCCAAAAGGAATTCTGGAAGCATAATTGAATAGGCGCGCCAAACTGCGCTTATTTTTAGTCTTTATTCTCATTGGTTTTATTATCGCGCCTGCTTTTGCTGATGAACAAACAATTGAACTAACACCTGATGTTCCTTACATTGATGTTGTTGTTGAGGCTACAGAGCCAACACAGATAACAATTCAAACCACAAATGGGACACCACAAACTAATGTTGGATTTATTGATTCTTGGATTGAACTTTGGCAAGGGACAACAAAACTTCGTGCTGATGATGATGGAGCACATTCAGGAACAAATGTTTTGGCTTCAATTATTACAGCGCCGATTGATGCAGGTTTTTATTTTATTCGTGCAACTTCTTTTGCTTGGATGGCTAGCAATTACACTCAAACACCAACAGGATCTTATCTTTTAAGTTGGAATGGTGTTACAACTGTTCCGATAATACCAACGCCAACACCAGAACCGACACCAACAGAAACAGCAACCCAAACACCTAGTCCTGAACCAACCCCGACAGAAGTTTCACCTACACCAACCCCATCACAAGAATCAACGCCATTACCAACCCAAGAACCAGTAACAGATAACTCAAATGACGAAGCGATTTTTGTTGAGGTAATTCCAGAGACATTACCAACGCTAGAGCCGACACAGATAGCAACGCCAGAACCAGAGATAATTGAGCAAATAACAGAACCAGATACAATTGAAACTCCTATTGTTGAACCTGAGTTAAGTGTAGAGGAACTTCAAGAACAAATACAAGAACAAATTGATGAACAATATATTGCTGAAAATACAATAGAATTAGAAATACCAACTGCGCTGGAATCCATTCCTGGAATTGCTGAAGTTTTTGCGGCAACTGAAGCGATATTAAATGTTGGATCGGATATGACAGAAACAGAAAGAGAAGAATCGCAATCAGTTGTAGTTGCCGCGATTGTTCTAACACAAATTTCACAAATGGTTAGCGTGAGGAAAATAAAATGATATGGATTAGAAAGTATTTGCTTGCTTTTGCTTCCGACACTTGGACTTATGTTGGTTTGCTGATTGCTTATTTTACTTTGGATGGTTCTGCTAAGGTCGTGACAGGTTATCTAATTTTGGGTGGATTAGTTATCTGGTTGGCTTCTTTACCTTGGAGAGATGATTCTTGATGTGGATTTTGACGGCAGGACAATACGCTGCAGCGATCTCAGCAATTTTAGCGTTATTAGGAATTGTTGTAAAATATGGAATTCTAAAACCTATTAAGGCATACATTGATCAGGCTACATATGCCATTAGCCCTGATGCTAATGGGGGCAAATCACTACCTGATGTGGTCTGTACCCTTGCCCGCATTGAAACAAAACTTGATCTTTTAGAGGACAGAATCAGCAAAATAGAGAAGAAACAGGTCAAAAAAGCCTAGTTTTGTCGCACCCTCAAGGTATTCTGTATAACAGTCCAGAGAGAGGATATAACATGGGACTAATAGAGGAAATGCAAAAAGAGGCTGATGAAACCGATTTCAGATGCACCTTTTGTAATCAAGGATCTTGTGTTTGTCAAATAGAAGTTGGTGAACCAGATGGGGTTTGATTTATCACAATACGAAACAGTTGATGAACGATTACATAAATGGTTTGAACAGAATCCAAATGCGCGTGTATACACAGAACTAATTTCTTGGTCTGATACACAGTTTATTGTCAAAGCAAGTATTTACAAAAATGCTGAAGACACATATCCAATTGCAACTGGATACGCTGAAGAGCGCGTTGGATCTTCAATGGTCAACAAAACATCTGCTCTTGAGAACTGTGAAACAAGCAGTTTGGGAAGAGCACTTGCAAATGCAGCAGTTAGCGCAAAAGGGAAAAGGCCAAGCGCAACTGAGATGAGCAAAGTTGATCGACAGGAAACAAAACCATATAGCCATATTGGGGGAACACCTTTTTCAAATGAAGCATCAGAAAAACAAATTGCTTTTGTAAAAACAATTGTGCAAGACGCATTTGTTAATACAGGCTGGAATCAGAAACCAGAAGCAATTCAGTTTATTCCTGAGTGGTTAGGTAATCCAAGAACAATCACATCTCTTAATGATCTGAATAAAAAAGAAGCAAGCAGGATCATTAACGACAAGATGGGAACAACTCAAGGAATCACGAGCCTTGAGAAGTTTTTGCAATCTAAACATCCTGCAGATCGTGATCCTTGGGAAACACCCAAAGATTAGTACTGAAAGGTGTTAAATGTTAGAAGCACTTTTATTGGCTCTTTTTGGAGTTCAACCAGAACCATTGTTGAATCCTAATCTGAAAAGAGTCAATGAAGTTCAGGTTAGTCGTGAAAGAAATTTTGTTCAATATGCTGAACAAAAAATAAATAATCCTACTGAGTTCAAGTGTTTTGATGAACTTATGCATCGAGAATCTTCTTGGAGAACAATGAAAGATCCTCAGTTTGCTGATAATCCAAAGTCAAGTGCTTATGGTATTCCACAGGCTTTGCCAGGGCATAAAATGGCTTCTGCTGGTGCTGATTGGAGAACAAACCCAATAACCCAAGTTAGGTGGGCAATTTTGTATATACAAGAAAGATATGACACACCTTGCAAAGCCCTTGATTTTCATGACAAAAAAGGATGGTACTGAGATGGAACAGGTTTTAATGTTTGTTTTTTACACACTCTTTTTAGTAGTGTCGAGTGTTGTTTTACTTGTAGTTGGTCTGTATAGTGTGTGGATACACCTTAATGTGAAAGATAAGGTTGACCCTGAGGATCGCATATTCAGGTAGAGATGAGGCTGTGTGGGATTACAAGAATCATTAAAAAAAGAAATCAGCACGCTAAATGTTGGATGTCGGGTCAAGTTAATTAGGGCTGTACTAAATGATGTCGAATTAAAATTGTTAGATGACACTTTGAAAGACGAAACCATATCAACTGCTGCCATTGTTCGTGCGCTAAAAACTGAGGGCTATGATGCAAGTATTCACTCAGTTGGTCGACATAGGAGAGGTGATTGTGTTTGTGGGATTAAACGAATCAATTGAAAATGAAATAGATAAAAAGAAACCAAAAGAAGAAAAACCCTATGCTGAAATTGGTTTAGATGGTGGTGAAATTTTTACAGGTGTTTTGGATGCACCCATTACAGATGATTGGTCACCAATTCTTAGATCCTTTGGACTTGATCCAGAAGTGTTTATGGTTGTTGATGACAAAGTGCGTATGTCTAAATGGCAACAATCTAAAAGAACAGATTCAGGTGACAGAGATATTGTTTGGTTGTATTCCTACAAAGCAATCTTCAAACGCAAACAAGGTGTTTATCTAACCGATACAGAATTTGATCAGCGCACCAAAGAGTTATCGAAGTGGAAACCAAGCAAACCAGAACCTAAAAACACAGATGAGCCTAAAACAACTTTTGTTGTGAACTGGGCTGACTGGCAATTAGGAAAGTCTGCTGGTGGTGGGGTTGACGCAACAATTGCTCGTGTGCTTTTGTCATTTGATAAAACAGTTGCTCGCATAAAAGAATTAAGAAAACTTGGCAGAAACATAGATGAGATCGCTATTGTTAACATGGGTGATCCGATTGAGGCTTGTACAGGTCATTACGCATCACAAGAGTTTAGTGTTCAAGCAACACAACGCCAACAACTTTTATTGGCTTTAGATCTTTGGACAGTTGGAATTAAAACAATCGCAAATCAAGCATCAAAGGTTAAGTTTATTTCAACGCTTTCTAATCATGGTGAGTGGCAGAGAAGAAATGGAAAAAACTTTACAACTGATTCTGATTCTGCTGATGGTTTTCTTGCAGATGCTTTACAAAGAATTATGCAAGATTCAGGGTTTGTTACAGAGTGGATTATTCCTCATGACGAAATGTGTGTACAAGCAGAACTAAGTGGTGTACCTGTTGCATTTACACATGGTCATAAAGTTACTGGCAAAGAAATTGATTGGTTGCGTGGACAATCTATAAAACTTTTGCGCGACTACAACAAAGAACCAAAACTTTGGGTTACAGCACATAAACATCATGTAAAAGTTGACGATATGGGAATGTGGTGGAGATTTCAATGCCCAAGTCTTGATGGTGGATCTAAATGGTATGAAGACATGGCAGGAATGTGGTCAACTCCAGGCACATTAACATTTCTTGTTGGAGAACACGACAAAAACTACTGGTCAGATATGAGTGTGTTA